ACCGCAGTCAGCGGCACACGGTGTCACCTTAACAGCCGCAAACACAGTGGTGTGGTGGGGGCCAACTAGCTCCCTCGAAACCTACGCACAAGCTAACGCTCGCGTACACCGATCAGGACAAGACCACAAATGCACTGTGGTGCAGTTGCAAGGATCACCTGTAGAAAAACGTGTTTACTCATTGTTAGATAGTAGAATAGACGTACACACAAAAATGATTGATTTATACAAAGAATTGCTTGACTAGCTCATCATGTGTAAGTAGAGTGAAAACCCCGACACTTGTGTCGTGTGCGAAGGAGACTCAAATGAGTGAGAAAGCAGGGTTAGCTGAGAAGCTAACACGTGTTTATTTAAAGATCCGCGACGAGAAAGCCAAGCTATCTGCGGAGTATAAAGAGAAGGAGTCTAGACTTAACCAGCAGATGGATAAGGTAAAGACTGCTCTTCTTGATTACTGCAAAGAGCAAGGCGTCGAAAGCGTAAAGACTTCTGAGGGACTCTTTTACCGCTCAGTTAAAACAAGGTACTGGACTAGCGACTGGGAGCAAATGCACAAGTTTGTGCTTGAGCATAGTGTTCCTGAGTTTATGGAAAAGCGCCTTAACCAGACTAATGTAAAAGCATTCCTCGAAGAAAACCCCGACGTCGTACCGAAAGGTCTCAATGTCGATTCTGAATACACTATATCTGTGAGGAAAAAGTCATGATGATGCGTGGTCCATTTGTGCCAATCGAAGATGTGTCTAAGCACTTCTCTGTATCCATATCCACAATCAGAGGCTGGGTGCGTAAGGGATATATCCCCAAAAACACCTATATAAAAGTAGGTAACACCTATCGTTTCTCCATTCCCGATGTATCTGAAGCGTTAACTAGTCAGCACGAAGACCTTGTTTCGTTTAACGAAGCGGGGGGTAGAAACATGGTAGCGTCGATGGCGGATGAGATGGAAGCCCAAGCAGAGTTTGGTATTCCTGACGATCATTGGTCTAAACAAATTACCGCTGACGAAGATCTCTGATGGATCGAGTTAGTTTAAGCGGAGGTGTATTTCGTATCATCGAAAGTGGAAGACAGGTAGCTACGGTGGAAAACGCAATGAAATTTGTTGTGATAGACGCCGCTAAGGTATCTCGTTCTTACTACGCCGGTGTGTTCGATCCCAACACTCCATCACCACCCACGTGCTGGTCAGCAGACACTACTCAGCCGTCACCCGATGTACCTGTTCAAAACAGGCAAGCATCTCGGTGTATGGACTGCCCTCAAAATATTAAGGGGTCAGGCCAAGCTGGTGGACGTGCATGTCGATTTGCACAACGTTTAGCGGTTGTTTTGGAAGATGACTTAAACAAGGTGTACCAACTACAGCTACCAGCTACATCGCTATTTGGTAGGGCGGTGGATAGTAAGATGCCAATGCAAGCCTATGCACAACATCTTTCTTCTCACAGTACGCCTATTATCTCTGTGATAACGCGTTGTTCGTTTGATCAGAACAGCCCTGTACCAAAGTTATTTTTTCAAGCACACCGCCCCCTCAATGAAGAGGAGCTAGATCTCGTTGTCTCATTGGCACAAAGCGATGAGGTGAACGAAGCGATTTCAATTAAACCGCCTCAACAAAGGCAACCCTTTGCAGAAGTAGACGGGTTTGTTTACTCCCCTGCAAATGCAAACTAGGAGACTGTTATGCCTACTGAACAACATGTAATCATGAACGCGACTGCAATCTATCCAAAGATTGATCGTACCTATCGTTTTGACACCGCCGAAAACAGATCGGTGCCATGCGATGCGCTGGATGATGGCGCAGAGTATACCCTTCAGTTCAAAACCGATGAGGATACAGCACGTGCGCTGTACTCCTACATGAAGACGCTATACAACGAACGCAAAAAATCCAACTGGCCTGACCTTAAAAATCCGTTTAAGAAAGAAGACGACGGTATGTTTAAGTACAAAGCTAATCTCAAAGGTGCGTACAGCGGCGAAAAAACTCTTAAGCCGGTGCAGTATGACGCTAAGACACAAAAGTTACCTGACGATTTCCAACTAACGAATAACAGCGTGGTAAATATTGCTGTTGTTGGTGTTCCCTATAGCGCATCGATAGGCGCAGGGGTATCGTTAAGACTACGTGCTGTGCAGGTAATAGAGCTGGCAGAGCGTCAGTCTGTATCACCGTTTGATGTCGTTGATGGATATGATTCGAATGAATCCAACCCGTTTGCACAAAGTGCGCCAACACCAACACCAAAGACTGACGATTTAGACGGGTTTGATGAACCTGTCGAAGAACCGGCTGTCGAGGAGCCAACTAAGGTCGTTAAGAAATCGGCTCCAGCACCGGCAAATAGCGCAAATCTCAGTGCAATTATCGATGAATGGGACGGTTGAGTTACTCGTCACAATGATAATTGAACCGCGTTACGGCAGAGCGGGGGACAAACGTCTCTGTCGTAACGTTGCAAACGATTGGTGGACACATGGAAACAAAGACATTTTTAGAGAGGGCGTTAAGTAGCGACGGACACTATTGCATATTTGCGGCAAGATCAGCAGACGAACGAAAAACACAAAAATTCTATAGTTCAATCACTGAAGTCGTTGATGCCGCCATGCGCTACGACCAACAGGGATACGATGTTTATTATGGGCTAGCAACATTCAAAGAAGCTAACTCTCGTAAAGTTGATAATATTAAACATCTACAATCGTTTTTTCTTGACCTCGATTGTGGCCCTACAAAAGATTTCACTTCGCAAGAAGAAGCGATAAAAGCATTACGTAAGTTTTGTAGCGACAACACATTACCAAACCCAACGATGGTTAACTCAGGTCGGGGGGTGCATGTCTATTGGTTTTTGTCAGAGCCAGTATGTTATGAGGATTGGTTTCCTGTAGCAGAAAGATTGAAGCGCCTGTGCGCGAAACAAAACTTTTTAGCTGATCCCGCCGTTACCTCTGATGGTGCACGTGTGTTAAGAGTTCCTGACACACATAACTTCAAGACCGTTCCTCCATCAGACGTAGGTTTTTTTGGTTTAGGTGAGCGGTTTGAGGTTGTCGTATTTGACACATTTTCTGAGTTGCTTGGTGGAGAACCGATACCAGTTCCTACTAAACACATACCTAAAGAGTTAAGCCAAACTATGCACAACCTGATGGGTAATCAGGAAAACGTGTTCAAAGATATCTTAGTAAAGACGTTGCGTGGTGATGGTTGCCAGCAGTTAAAAGACATCATTCAACACCAAGAAGAAACTAGCGAACCTCTTTGGAGAGCAGGATTATCTATCGCAAAGTTCTGTGTAGATAGCGACAAAGCAATGCACGTTATCTCCAAGAATCACCCTGAGTACACGCCAGAAGACACACAAGAAAAGCTCAGGCAGATTAAAGGTCCATATACCTGCGCTAAGTTTGATGAGTTTAATCCTGACGTGTGTCCAAACTGTCCGCAGTGGGGGCAGATAAAATCGCCGATTGTATTGGGTAAACGGCTCAAAGAAGCTGAAGTAGGCGAAGATGGTATCTACGTCGAAGCCCCGGCACTCGAACTTCCTAACCAACCCAAAACAACTTATGAGATACCTAAGTTTCCTCCACCGTACGTCCGAGGCGTAAACGGCGGTGTTTATATCAGAACAACCAACGAAGAGGGTGACGTAGAAGAAAAGCGGTTGTACCACAACGATTTATATGTTGTGAAGAGAGTGCATGATCCTGAAGTGGGTGAAGCGATTGTAATGCGTTTACACTTGCCAAAAGATGGCGTACGCGAGTTTACTTTACCAATGAGTTCGGTCACAGCGACGGAGGAGTTTCGCAAAACGCTATCCTCTAGAGGTGTTACCTTAAAAAAGATGGATGAACTAATGACATACACACTGCATTGGGTAGATGAGTTACAAGCTACTAGCACCGCAGATCAAGCGCACCGTCAGTTTGGTTGGGCAAATGACGATATGAGCGCGTTTATTTTAGGTAATCAAAAAGTTACTCCCGACGCCATAGAGTTCAACCCACCATCTAATCAGACAGTTGGACTGTTTCCTGCATTTGAACCTAAAGGAACTTATCAAGCATGGCGTGACAATCTCGCATTATGGAACGATGAGAAATTTGTCTTGCAACAGTTCGCGGTTGGTATGGGGTTTGGTAGTCCTTTGATGCAGTTTATGAACACCAACTGCGGCACCGTATCTTTCTACAATAAAGACTCAGGTGTAGGTAAAACCGCATTGTTGCTAGCGGCATCGGGTATTTGGGGTAATCCAGAGCAACTCGTAATGCAAAAAGACGATACCTATAACTTCAAGATGAACCGTGCTGAAGTGATGCACAGTCTGCCTACAGGTATTGATGAGATTACTAACCTGTCATCCAAACAAATGTCAGAGCTTGTGTATCAAGGCACCAGTGGGCAACAGCGTGGACGCATGTCATCTAATGCAAATGTCGAACGTTATCGTGGTGATCGGTGGAGTCTTCTGATGATGTACACCGCTAACACTAGTGTTGTGGAGCGTATTAGCATGGCGAAAGCTATGCCGAAAGCAGAGGCACAGCGGGTTCTAGAATGTCGCGTGGACCGTATCTTTGATTCTGTAAAAGACAAGGAAGTAACCGATGCGTTCGAGAACGGCCTGTTAAACAACTACGGCCACGCTGGGATCATATACATACAGTACGTCATGAAAAATTTAAAAGCGTGTCAACAGCTTGTTACAGAAGTTCAGAAGCGTATTGATACTGAAGCTGAGTTAACATCTGAAAATCGTTTTTGGTCAGCGACTATAGCCGCCACTATATCCGGTCTACTCATAGCTAAAAAAGCTGGGTTGCATGACTTTGATGTGCAAAAAATCTTTAACTGGGCAGTGACCGACCTTGTTACGCAGAACAAACGAAACATGCTGGAGATGGGTGGCAATGTTTATGACGTGTTAGATGACTTCTTCAGTGAGAACATCAGTTACATTTTGCAAATAAAAAGCACAATGGATAACAGAGGTACACACGATAACGGGTTAGACCAGTATGTAATCCCTGAGCAGATTGCACGCGGGCGTCTAATCGCTCGATACGAAACAGACACTAAGATGTTTTATATTAAACCAAAACCGTTAAAAGAGTGGTGTGGCGAGCTACAAATCAACTATTCGCATTTGGTTAGTGAGGTCATAAAAAAGTGCAACGGTAAACGTAAAAAGGTGCGCTTGACTAAAGGCACAAACCTACAGCTACCTGCATCTGACGTGATTGCCATGAAGTTTGATATGGAACCCGAAGATGAAAATCTTGAGGACTTATGAGATTGCACCTGATGGTGTGCGTATTGCAATCAACTGGGACAACATGGGTATCGGTACATCAATTTTTGTGCCTTGTATCAACACAGAAGCGGCTACACAAGAAGTTATTAAGATATGTGGCGAAAAAGGCTGGGAACTAGAAAGTCGCTTACGTATTGAAGCAGGGTGTCTAGGGGTACGATTTTGGCGGAAAGTGTGATAATATAGCCCTGACAGTGGTGTTTATGTGTTCATACTTCTGTCGTTCTCCTTGCTCCCCCTTTGGTCCCCCGAAGGGGGTTTTTTATTCTTTAGATAAGATAAACCCGTTGCGTTCAGCTTCTGAATGAGATCTTAGAGCTTGCCGCATTGCGGGAGATAAGGTCACGCCGTTATACATCTCAGCCGATGTTTTCATGTGCTGTTTCATAGACCTGCGTATAGAATCTGGAGTGATTCGGAACGTGGGGTGCTTACGGTTATATTCCAAAATGTCTTGCAATATATCTTGCGCCTCTGAGTAATCACCTTGTCTTGTAGCAATGTAATACTTTTTACGTAGGTCAGATGCTTTACGAGAGAGTGCTACATCAATACGTTTTTTACGTTGGTTATCTTCTTGAATACGTGTGTACTCAGATGGTGCAAACCCAAAGAACTGTGCCGCAAGCTCGCCACCCGTAATATCATCGTAGATAGGATCTTGTCGTCTTGAGTAAATACCACCGTCCTGTTGGTAACGACTAAGCACTTTGTAGGCGTTAGAAATACCGACAGGTAGGAGATTTTCAACCCCACGTTGAAACTCACCATTGTAAAGATCGGAAAAACCTCGTCCTACACGCTTACCTACACTGAGCGCTGGACCACCAAGATAGTAACCAATAAATTCTTCTGCCGATGGATCAGTGTTGTAACGGTTCTCTTGTATGAGTAATCCAGTTAGACGTATACGCGAGGCAACATCGGCACCGACACCTGCTTCACTAAGAATCTGGTTGAAGGCACCCTTATACCAACCTTCCCCAACATGATTACGCACGATGGTGTTGAAGTCGTCGTCCTCTTCTCCCAACACAAATAAGTCAGCAAGTAGTTGTATAGCACCATAAAGTGGGATGCCGTGAATACCAGAGAAAAACAAAGCCGAACCATGTATACCCATAAGTTGTTTACCTGCGGTGCTACGCATGGTCTCTGCAACTGCGGCTGAAAAGCCCTGTTTTTCTAAATTTTCCTTGTATACGTCAAGCGCTTGCCCTGCTGACTTAAACATCGTGTAGTACATACGTAGGCCATAGGTCTTATACATCATGGCTACACGTAAGATATTTTCTTGTGCGACACGTGGCGCAGTTTCTAGTGTTGAACCACCGTTGTACTCTTGTGTTTGGTATATAGCTGTTTTAGCCGCTTGAGCTTCTCTTTCAGCCTTCGAAAGATTTGGTTGTTCTGCTTTCAGTTTGTCAAGCGCTAACTTATAAGAAGCCACCATCGATACTTGACGGTTGTAGCGCTCTGCTTGGTTAAACACTTGGGCAGATAGACCTGTGCCAAAGTCTAATGCAGAGCCAAGTTTTTTGGATAAAGAGTCAGTGCGTCGTACCCTACCGCCTTCTTGTAAACCAAGTGCATCCATAATGTAGGATCGGTTTAGATGTCCTCGCTCTGCCGCTAAACGAACTAAGGGGGCTAATTCTTTAAGTTCAGTTACACGGCTGTCTGGTAAACCCATATCCGTGCGTACAACGTAGTCACCATTGTCTGTGATCGTGTAATAAGCATCGAGGCCATACGCGGGTGAAGCGGCATCAAACGCGGAGGCTACTCGTTCTTTGTAATTTGGTGAATCTGATCTTTTTGATTTTCCATGTCGCGCACCTGTAACGATGTTGGATGCGTTTAGGATGGCGTCGTAGCTGGCTTTGTAGCCGTGCTCTGCACCTAACATTGGCATAACGAACATGGGTATCTGTGCTGTCTGCACCATTGCTGAAGCTACGTTGAAGCCGATAGTCCCTACAAACGCAAGTTGATTTGCTGTGCGTACATAAGCCTCTAAACCTTTAAATTCAGCACCAGTCCGTGCAAACTTCATACGTGTAGCTAATTCGTTTTGTAGCATTTTGAACTTGGTGTTGTCAGTCTTTGGACCTTTCAACTCATTCATATCAGCTTCAAGCTGTTGTATTTGAGCACCGTACTCCATCTTAGCTATCTGACGTGCTAGATCGAATCCTTTGGATTTTAGTGCATAGAGCGCATCTCGCTCGTGACCAGCGGTGTTCTTCCGGCGTTGCAGTGACTTAGCAAAAGATGTTTCTGGGAGCGCCGATACATACATTCGCATGAACGCTTCTTTTGTTTCAGCTCTTTCTTTAGCGTCTGATATAGAGGCATCCAGAAGTTTAAACGTTTGTCCGATAAATGAAGACGAAGGTGCGTTAGCAAAATCTTTAATATCAACGTCACCTTCACCAGATTCAATGGAATCGGTATCGACATCAGGGTCATTTTTTAAGCGTTCGATCTCTCTTCGCCATTCAGCTTTACTCTGAAACATCTGAAACACATATTGATCTTGTTCTGACGGCGCTTTGCCGGGCTTATAGCTAAACGCTAACTTGTACCGACCTTCACGAATCAGCGGAAAGTACACATCCAACGTTTTGCCATCAAACAACTTACCCAATATTTCGTTTTTAAGTGTTTTAGCGCCTTCGCTGTTCGCACCCATCGTGTCATCGATGCGTTGCGTTAGAACTTTTTCTAATTGCTTGTAAAGGTCTTTGTAGGTATCACGCATAGTTTTGTAAGCATCATGACCTTTTGGACCTAGTTTTTTCCAGTCAGTGCGCTGTGCACGCCAGATTTCAAAAAGATCGTTGCCACCAACCGGCTCGCTGTAGCGCTTTCTTGCTTCTGCTTCTGTAAGCGTAGGATCTACCTGATAAATAGTGGCACCGTGCTCACGACTATAGATTAGATTATCCATTGCCTCACGTTGCTCAACAGTGGCTGACCTGTACCACTTCTCGACTTCGGTTACGCGTCCCCTAACAAACGTATCGCCTTTAGCCATTGCACCTCGTAGGCGCTCAACGGTATCTAAGAACTTCTCTGCAATCGTACCCAGCTTTGGGTCAACACGTTTAGCTATGTCGCCTAATGCTTGCAGATCAACAAGTTTACCGATAAACCACGAGTTATTGTTTCCAAGAGTATCTATAAGACTATCAGCCTCCTGTGCAAATTCTTCACGGCCTTTTTTAGTGAATGGCTTGTTGATAGCTTTTTGTATTTTACCCATCGCACCCATTTGCTGTTTAACACCGGCATAAGTGCTTTCCATAGCAAGTATGTCTGCATCTCGGGATTCAGGTGCAGGTGCGAGGATTTCATTTATTAACGCGTCGGCTTGAGTCATAGCAGACTCAATATTTTTAGCTTTTATACCAATTAAACGTCGAATAAAGTTACCTACACTATTTAAAAAGCGTTGTAATGCATTAATGTTTGATCCGTCAGGGTTGATTCCAGCAAGTTCTGTTTGGAACTTTGGATTTGACATGGCTTCAGAAACAAACTCATCAAGGTTTTTAGTGCCGTATGCGGTGCCTAACAGATCTTTAGTATCTTCAAATAGCTTAGTGAGTTGCTTAGTCAGCGGGTGAGATTTGTTAGCTAACGTCGCCGATGTCGCCGCATGAACCATTTCATGCAAAAGAGTGTGTTGACTAGTGCCGTAGGCTTCATTAAGTCTAATTGTGTTAGTTTGCGGATTAAACGAACCCGCAAGGCTACCTTCTTTTTCATCGTAAAAGAATTCAACCTTTGTGTTGCCTATGTTATCAGCTAGTTTATTTGCTAACTCACGGACGCGGTTTTCAGGTGTAAGGCTTGCTAGCACGCGCAGTGCTTCTCCTAACTTACCCTCACGCAAAAGCGATGTTGTAACTGGGTGTAACTCATTGCCAAGCACAACATCACCAGTACGCAGTTCGTACGGAAACTCATCAAAAAACTCTTCGATTGCTTTTACTTCGGCATCGAGTGCACGTTGTTCACGTGATGCTTCTTTTTCAGCGTAAGCTGTGTCGTCAATGTAGTCTTTTACAACTCTTTGTGTTGTTTTCTTACTTTGTTCTTTTAACTCTGACGGACTTTCAGCTTCTTTTTTCTCAGCCGCAAGCACCTCTTTAGTTCTTTTACTGACTCGACTAAGCGCTTTTCTTTTCTGTTTAGTGCGTTCTTTTATCCACGCATTGGTTTTTTCAGATAGATTCTCCTTAGCCCACGCTAAAACTTGTTTGGCATTACCTGCATTTGATTGTGCAAAATAGGCTTTTGTTTCTTCGCTTACGCCTTTTTGTGATCTAAAGTTTGAACTTCTATCTATAACGTCATGAATGGCTCTATCCAAAGCATCAATAACACGCTCATCCCTACCAAAGTAGGCTTCAATCGCCGCGTTCTCATCTGTTTTAGATCTATCTTTCTCTCTCGAAGTTGTTTTTTCTAGACGAGCTTCAACTGCATCAATGTCAGCGTCTGATACAGGGTCTTTATTGGCTGGAACCTCAAAGAGCTTGGGTCGAGATAGTACACCACGCTTTACTACACCTTTGGTGGTTCTTGACTGTCTTCCCTCTCTCGCTGGAGCAGGTGCCTGTTGTCTACGCGCAGACTCTGTTTTAAAAGCAGTGGTAACACGTGGATCAACTTCCCCGTACTGTTTCTTTGTGAGACGTTCTTCAAGTCTAGAAAAATCTTTGTTGCTTAAAGGCTTTTCTTTGTTTTGTATTACATCGAGCAACTGTTGATCTAACAGACTAAGTTGCCTCTCTGACGTTCCTTCTAATAACCGCGTTACATTTGCACGGGCTTGCGTACTACCAAGTCTGGAATTATCAGCAAATTTTTGTAGTCGCTCTCGTACTTTAGGATCATTGAGGTCTCTGTTGACAACAGTCTTACGAACAAATGCAGACGGTCTAATACCTAAGTCATCAAGGCGCTCTTTAGTAAGTATGTCTGGTGTTGGTGTAGGCTCTTGTGCTTTAGGCGTGTCTTCCGGTTTCCTGAAAGGTTCTTTGCGGCGTCGTGGTATGCCACCTTTCGGGCCAATCAGTGCCTGTTGCTCTTGAGGGAGATCTAAAGTTAGTTGTTGTCCTGAAGCACGTGGTGGCTGTTGTGCAGGTTCTTCTTTAGCGCGTCGTGGAATACCACCGCGTGGCCCAAACATTTCACGTTGAACTTGATCGCGTTCTGCACGTTCGATGGGCTCC